GAAGCCGACCTAGTTGCTAAATATAGAACAATGGCATTGGTTCCAGAATGTGACAGTGCTATAGAAGATATAGTGAATGAATCTATATCTTGTAATGATTTAGATGCTCCCGTGGCAATCAATTTAGATAGAATTGATAAAATGTCCGATGGTATCAAAAAGAAAGTTAGAGCGGAATTTGATGAAGTTCTTTCTTTAATGGGATTCAGAGATATGTCTCACGATATATTTCGAAAATGGTATGTAGACGGAAGAATCTATTATCATAAAATGGTTGATCCTAAGAATCCAAAACGAGGTCTTCAAGGCTTAAGAGCTATTGACCCACAAAAGATCAGAAAGATCCGAGAAGTGGACAAGAAGAAAGATGAGAAGACTCAGGTTGAAATTATTAAGAGTATAGATGAATACTTTCTTTTTAATGATCAAGGTTTTGACAAGAGTGGTAATAACACAGGTCAAACAGTAAGGATTCACCCTGATGCTGTATGTCATGTAACTTCCGGGTTACTTGATTACAACAAAACCATTATAGTTGGTTATTTACATAAGGCTATGAAGTCTGTAAACCAACTAAGAATGTTGGAAGACGCGCTTGTTATTTACAGAATATCAAGAGCACCCGAAAGGAGAATCTTCTACATTGATGTAGGTAATCTACCTAAAGCGAGAGCTGAACAGTACTTGAAAGAAGTACAAACAAGTTATCGTAATAAGTTAGTGTATAACGCTGACACAGGTGAGATTAAAGACGATAGAAAGCATATGAATATGCTTGAAGATTTTTGGTTACCTCGTAGAGAAGGTGGCCGAGGAACTGAGATTAGTACACTACCAGGTGGGCAAAATCTTGGTGAGATTGACGATATTTTATATTTTCAAAAGAAATTGTACAAGTCTCTTAATGTACCAATTTCTAGAATGGAGACAGAAACAGCGTTCGCTATTGGTAGAGCGACTGAGATTTCAAGAGATGAGGTTAAGTTTTCACGATTTGTTGATAGACTAAGAACTAAATTCTCTAGAATATTTGATGATGTTTTAAGAACTCAACTGTTATTAAAGAATATTATAACAGATGAAGATTGGAACTCATACAAAGAGTATATAAGTTATGACTTTCAAAAAGATGGTCATTTTGTAGAACTCAAAGATGCGGAGATACTTAGAGAAAGAGTTTCAACATTAGAACAATTAGACCAATTCGTTGGTAAATATTATTCAGAGGACTGGATTAGAAAGAATGTTCTTAGACAGTCAGAGGCAGAGATACAACAGATTGATAAAGAAATCAAGGCTGATGGAGCTGTCGGATTAGGTCCTGATGATGATATGCCAGACGATTCGGAATTTTAAAAATAGGAAAATATAATGAGTAACAGTAAAGAATTTGTGAATCAAGTAGCCAGCGGAGACAATGTTGAAGCAGGAGAGACTTTTAAGAAAGTCATGCAAGATAAGCAATTAGATGCTATTGATCTGAAAAGGGTTGAAATGCAACTCGATTGGTTAAATCACGAAGATAAAATAGAGGACTAACAAATGAGTTGGACACAACCAGGACAGGGGTATAATTTACAAGAAGCTGATAAAGGCGCTGTTCAGCTTATGGACGTAGATCAAAAGGATTTTAAAAAATTCAAAAAAGAATTTGAGAAAGTGGCCAAAAAAATGAGATTAAAACCAGAATATGATGAAGGTGGTGGAATTTATGGACCTTATGGATCAATGTACATTGATGGCATGAAACCGGATACAAAAAAGAAAGTAATTAAAGCTATCGAAGATACTTTAAAAAAATTAAGAATTACATCATATGATTTCAGAAGAAATCCATGGGCGAATAGCTAGATGAGTTGGACACAACCAGGCCAAGGATTCAAATTAGAAGAAAAGGTTAATATGAATCTTAAGCCAGATAATCCCAAAGATCAAGTAGGTGATGCTGTTAATCGAAGAACAGAATATTCACACATTTATGTAACGGGTCTAAAACCTGATATAGCTAAAAAACTTGTAAAAGAGTTTGGAAAGATTGTAGATACAAAATGGTTGACAAAAGATGTATGGGCTAAGGTGGGTAAAGATAGAAAAGATATATCTATGAAAGGTAGAGAAGTTCATATTACCAATTCTAAATTAGGACATCTTGGTGGTTCACAAGCTGATGTAGCAATGGTTCAAAAACAAATTGCCAGATGGGTAGAATCTGTAGCCGAAACAAGTGAAACAGTTAAAATCGGTTCAATATTAAACTCACAGAGATAAAGATATGAAAAACTTTAAAGAACTTAGAGAAGAATTAGAAGAAATTAACTTTAAACTTGATCACAAGAAGAATCATATTTCTGCTACTAAGATCAAGAATACAGATGTAATGTATCATTCTGAGAAACCAGGATCTAAGAAAGTTCGTGTATTTGTTAAACCAAAGGGTGTTAAAGAACCTGAAGAATTAGGTGTTTTCAAAGATATGAAAACAGCAGAGAAATCCGCGACACAGTTCGTTAAACTAATGGGCGAAGATATGGATGAAGGAGTAAGTCTTCTTAAATCACTTGTAGAGAAAGCACAAGATAAATATGTACAAGAAATATCTGAAGCTAAAGAATTCCCTCAGGCAGATATTGATAAGATAAATGACTTAACTGATAGAAATGACCATGGTGGTGCAGTTAAATTATTAGCTAAGCTCTTGGGACTTAAAAAAGAAGAAAAAATTATGGTTAAGATAATAGAGATTCATAAAATTGCAGGTCACATGAGTCCAGTCCTTATAAGTTATAGGAATGAAATTAGAAACAAGTGTTTAGATTTAGCAAAGAAAAAATACAGCAACGGTATAGATGTGTATAGAGCATTTTAAGAGGTAAAAATGAAATTAATATCAGAACAATGGGCCGATGATGTCAACTATCTAGTTGAAATCAACGAAAAAACAGGAAAGAAGGATGTCTATATCGAAGGCGTCATGCTTCAGACCGAAGTTAAAAACAAAAATGGGCGTATTTATCCTAAAGAGATAATGGCCAAGGAAGTAGCTCGATATACTAAAGAGTATATCAATGAAAAAAGAGCTTATGGAGAATTAGGACATCCTGAAGGTCCTACGATTAATTTAGAGAGAACATCTCATTTAATCACAAGCTTAAAAGAAGATGGAAACAATTTCATCGGAAAAGCAAAAGTTTTATCTACCCCTATGGGAGAAATAGTCAAAAACCTTCTTGATGATGGTGCGAGACTAGGAGTATCTAGTAGAGGTATGGGTTCACTAAAGGCGAGTAAACGCGAAGGCGGTACTCAAATGGTGCAATCAGATTTTCAGTTAGCAACAGCTGCTGATATCGTAGCAGATCCGTCTGCTCCCGACGCGTTCGTAAACGGCGTAATGGAAGGAGTTGAATGGATTTGGGATAATGGTGTGATCAAAGCTCAGAAAATTGAAGAATATAAACATCAAATTCAACGAGCTAGAACACATAAACTTCAAGAAGTGAAATTAAACGTATTTAAATCGTTTCTTGAAAATTTATAATATTATAAATAACTCATAATAGAATTAATTATATAATTAATATTAATAGGGAGAGAGTTCAAATGTCAAGTTTAGAACAATCAATAGAAGAAGTAATGACAGAAGCGGCTGATGTTCAGCACAAAGTACCTGGTAAAGGTGCTTCCGCTCCTGCAGCTAAATCTAGTCCCGACGCAGACGAACCTAAAAAAGATTCTGAAGCTGTCAAGAAAGCTGGGGATGCAACTAAACCTGCACCTAAAACTAATAAAGCAGTTAAACCCGACAGTAAAGAAGAATTGAAAGATGGTGAGACTAAAGTCGAGAAAGGTAAGGCCGTAAATCAAGAAGAAGATACAGATGAATCTGGAACTCCTAATCTTGAAGAAATGTCAAAAGCTGATCTTCTAAAACAAGCCGTAGCATCCATGAAAGAAATGGACGCCAAAGCACTTAAAGCAGCAGTAGCTGGTTTAAATGAAGATGACGAAGATGGCGATGAAGATGAAAAATCCGAGTCACTAAGTCGAAATGCCTTAATAAGAAAGGTAGTAGAGTCTCTTAAAGACAAATCAATCGCTGAAGTAACCTCATTCATCAAAGAGTTAGATAATGACTCAGATGAAGGTGAATCAGAAAAAATTCAAAAGAAAACTGCATCTACAGAATCTAAGAAATCAACTTCCAAAAAGGACGAAGAATACGAAGATGATGAAGAAGAAGAAGAAGAAGAATCTGTTAAAAAAGAATCTTACGAAATCGACATGACAGATGACATTGAAGCTCTTGTTAGCGATGAAGATTTATCAGAAGAATTCAAAATTAAAGCTAAAACAATTTTCGAAGCCTCAGTATCAGCCAAAGTCAAAGAACTTTCAGCTGAAAAAGAAGCACAACTAGAAGAAGAACAGAACCAAAAGATCGAAGAAATCAAAGATGATTTATCCGAGAAAGTTGATTCTTATCTGAACTATGTTTCTGAAAGCTGGGTTAAAGAAAATGAATTAGCGATCGAGCGCGGACTTAAATCCGAACTCACCGAAGATTTCATAAATGGTTTGAAAAAACTGTTTGAGGAACATTATGTTGAAGTACCAGAAGACAAGTTTGATGTAGTTGAAGAACTCGCAGCTAGACTTGACGATATGGAAGATAAGTTGAATGAAGAAGTTGCGAGTAACATCTCAGCCCTTCAAGATATTGAAGAACTTCAGCGTGAAAAGATTATTAGTGAAGCGTCGAAAGACCTAGCTGATAGTGAAATAGAGAAGTTAAAAGAACTAGCCGAAGATGTGGATTATGAAAATGAAGGAAATTTCGTAGAGAAAGTTTCAACATTGAAAGAAGCCTATTTCAAAGGTGAAAAACTTTTAGCAGTCTCTGATGAAAGTAATGTAGCATTTAATGAGTCAGAAGAAGAAGACAAAGATAATATCAATGTTGATCCTTCAATGGCTGGTTATACTGCCGCAATTAGTAAATTTTCTAAGATAGATTCTTAGAAACAATAAGGGGGATATAAACAATGTTTATGTCAGAAAACTTACAAGAAAAATGGGCACCAGTTCTAGAGCACGCCGATCTTCCAAAGATCGAAGACTCTTACAAACGAGCTGTGACAGCCGTTATTCTTGAAAATCAAGAACGAGCGATTCAAGAAGAAAGAAGCGCAATGAATGAAGCACTTGGTGCTGGTACTGGTACTGTAGCTGGAGCGCCTGGTGGCGTAACTGCAACAGCAGCTAACTGGGATCCAATTCTAATTTCATTAGTTCGTAGATCAATGCCTAACTTAGTAGCATATGATATATGTGGTGTTCAACCAATGACAGGACCAACTGGTCTTATCTTTGCGATGAAAGCTAGATATGTTGATAGCACAACTGCAGTAGACAGAACAGAAGCGTTACACAACGAAGCTGATACTGACTTTGCTGGTGGTGGTACACATGCAGGAGCAGATCCGTTTGCTTCAAGTTCGGCTAATGCCGCAATCCAAACTGGTTACACAACTGGCGCGGGTGTTGCAACAGCAACAGCTGAGATCAACGCTTCTATTCCAGAAATGTCGTTCACGATTGAGAAAGCTACAGTTACAGCTAAAAGCAGAGCGCTAAAAGCAGAGTACACTATAGAACTCGCACAAGACCTTAAAGCGATTCATGGCCTTGACGCAGAAACAGAATTAGCAAATATCTTATCTGGTGAAATCCTTGCGGAAATCAACAGAGAAGTTGTTAGAACTGTTAATGATCAAGCTAAGATCGAAGGTGTTGCTTCAGAAGCTAACCTAACGGGAACTTCTGTAAACGGACAATTCAACCTAGATGTAGATTCATCTGGTCGTTGGTCTGTTGAAAAATTCAAAGGTCTTATGTACCACATTGAAAGAAATGCTAATGTTATAGCACGACAAACACGAAGAGGTAAAGGAAACTTTATCCTATGTTCTAGTGATGTAGCGTCTGCACTTGCAATGGCCGGTGTATTAGACTACGCTCCAGCACTATCAACAAAATTAAATGTTGATGATACTGGAAACACTTTTGCTGGTGTTCTTAACGGAAGCCTTAAAGTGTATATCGATCCATATTACGCAAGTGTGTCTACAAGACCTACTGGTGTAACTGGTGGTGAAGGATATTGTACAGTCGGTTATAGAGGATCTAATCCTTTTGACGCTGGTGTATTCTATTGTCCTTATGTACCATTACAAATGGTTCGTGCAGTTGGCGAAGATACTTTCCAACCAAAAATCGGTTTCAAAACTCGTTACGGTATGGTTTCAAACCCATTCGTAGGAGCGACTCCGGCATCTGGATTGGCAGCTACTTCTACCAACTCTTACTACAGATCATTCGAAGTGTTAAATCTTCTATAAGTCGTAGTAATTCTAAATCATAATCGATTTCAAAGAGCCCTTCGGGGCTCTTTTTTTATGTTATAAATATAAGTATGAAAGAGAAAACTATTAACGACATTATCGCTAATGGTAGATGGAATTGGTATGGAGAAGGAGATAATATGAATGAGACAAAAAAGGAAATTGAGTTTAAACAATTTTGTTCAAGAATGTGGTTAGATAATTGTGATGAAAACAACTATCCTGGAGCCACAACATACACAGAAGATGAATATACAAGTAAATATAAGAATTACTTGACAGAAAGATTTAACAAAGACAATGGCCTTGTCACAAATGGAACATAAATACTAACATGAAAAAACTATTAATAGTGCTATTAGCACTCACACCAATCTATGTATCTGCTCTAGATATATCAGGTAGTTTAACACTAGGGAGTGATTACTTGTGGAGAGGAGTTAGTCAGAAAGGTAGTACAGCAATATCAGCAGGTGTTGATGTAGAACATAACGGATTCTATGCCGGAGCGTGGGCTTCAGAAGTAGACTACGGAGACAAATCAGAATATGAATATGACTTCTATTCAGGTTACACATATAATATTAATGAAGAACTAGCCTTTGACTTAGGTTTAATTCAATATAATTTTAATGACGAACCAGACAATCAATTAGAAGAATGGTATGTAGGTGGAAGTTTTAAAAATTTCTCAGCTTACTATTGGCGTGACTTAGACGATAAGGCAAATCATTTTGCTGAGTATAGTTACACACTACCTGTAGACGTGGTTAATGTTTCTATGTTTTATCAAGACCCTGTAGATTTTTATGGAATAACTACGAGTAAAGATATAGAGAACTATACAGTATCGGCTACATACGGACAAGGCCGTGATAATGATAATCACGAATTCGTTGTAGGAATAAGTTATAATTATTAAAATGGAACACAAATACATAGAATCAACTGATAAAAACCAAAAATATTCTGGTTGGCATTATGATCATATAACAAAAACATTTTATAGATGGAATGATTTTATAAAGGTAGTAAAAGAACATGGCAACAGCTAATTGGCAGTCGGACCAACCGACAAATTTAAATTATCTATCACCGATTAATTTTGATTTTCAAATCAATAAACTTCCGAAAGTCAAATACTTCTGTACAGGAGTAACACTTCCAGGAATTACTTTTAGTGAAGCTGTACACAGCACAACACTAGCTATACAATCGTACTTACCGGGTGATAATATCGTGTTTGATCCATTAACAATAAAATTTATTGTAGATGAAGATATGAAAAACTATCAAGAAATCTATAATTGGATTATACAATTAGGGCCGGGTTACGATACAGATGATTTTAAATCATTAGTGAACTCTAAACAAACATCTACAGGTAAATTCAGTAACGCTAGTTTTGAAGATATGTATTCAGATGCGACATTAATGGTCAATACTTCTTCAAATAACGCGAATGTAGAATTTATGTTCGAAGACTGTTTCCCAACTTCATTAGGTACTATCGAGTTCTCCACTCAAAATGATCAAGAGTACGCGACCTGTGATTTAACGCTTAGGTACACACTTTTTAAAATAAAAACAAGCACTTAACCTTGACAAATCAGCGAAAGCTGTTATAATTATAGTATGACTTTAAAAGAAATTCAAGAAATGTGGAAGATAGATTCTGTAATTGATGATATCGAATTAGACGCATCCTCACTCCAAGTACCCAAGTTACACGCCAAATATGCTGAACTGTTATCTAACAAGAAACTAGAAGTTATTCGTTATGAAAGACGAATGAAAGAACTAGATAAAGATAAATGGTTATGGTATGGTGGTAAAATGTCTAGAAGCGACATTGAAGACAAAGAATGGGATTATGATCCTTTCAATGGACTAACAGTTTTAAAATCTGATTACCCTAAATTTACAGGTGCTGACAAAGATATACAAGACTTAAACGATAGACTTCAATATCTACGCGTCACAGTCGAATTCTTACAAGACGTAGTTGGTCAAGTGACCTGGAGACATCAAACAATAAAGAACATTATAGAATGGCGAAAATTCATGGCCGGCTCGTAGTCGCTAAGAAAGACGAAGTTTACCTTTCAATTTCCACAGAAGACTCAATTAGAAAAGAACTTTCAGAGTTCTTTAAATTTAAAGTGCCTGGTGCTGAATTCATTCCAGCTGTAAGAAGAAGATTTTGGGACGGATACATTCGTTTATTCAATCTAAATACCAATCAAATCTATCTAGGTCTATACGATTATCTCAAAGAGTTTTGTGATGAACGAGGATATAGTATTGAGGGGTATGAAAAAGATACTGATATTTTCACTATAGAACGATATGAAGAAATAGTCAAAGACATTCCTTTAGAACTTAGAGATTATCAGAAAGAAGCTATAGCATACGCCGCTCACAATCAAAAATGTATATTAGTATCTCCGACTGCCTCAGGTAAGTCATTGATGATATACAGTCTTATACGATACAATTTCTTAAAGAAGAACAAGAAAGCTTTAGTAATCGTACCCACAACTTCACTAGTAGAACAGATGACAAAAGATTTTCAAGATTATGGATTCAAAGGTGATATAGCTAAGATATATGGTGGTGACAAGGGTGCTGACGCACCGATAGTTGTTACAACATGGCAATCAATGATGAGAATGCCCAAAGGATTCGGAAATCAATTTGGTATGGTCATCGGAGATGAAGCTCATTTATTTCAAGCCAAATCATTAAGTAAGATAATGGAATCATTAACAGAAGTTAAATACAAGATCGGAACAACAGGTACATTACAAGAAACACAGACACATAAATTACAGTTAGAAGGTATGTTCGGACCTGCCTATTTTGTTACAACATCAGCTGATCTTATGGCTGAGGGTACATTAGCTCAGTTAGATATACAAGCTTTAGTATTGTCTTATGAAGAATCAGAAAGAAAACTAGTCAGTAAAATGTCATATCAAGAAGAAATGGATTGGATAGTTCGTAACCCGAAAAGAAACAACTTTATAAAGAATTTAGTTAACGGATTGAAGGGTAATAGCCTAGTATTGTTTCAATTTGTAGAGAAACATGGTAGACCTTTGTATGAATCGTTTACTGAATTAGTAGCTAATGATACTACAGATAGAAAAATATTTTTCGTTTTCGGTGGTACTGACACTCTAGATAGAGAAAAGGTAAGAGAGATTGTAGAAAAAGAGAACGACGCTATTATAGTAGCTTCTTTTGGAACATTCTCGACAGGTGTTAACATAAAAAGACTACATAACATTGTATTCGCTTCTCCTAGTAAGAGTCGAATAAGAAATTTACAATCGATTGGTCGTGGTTTAAGAGTATCAGATGATAAAGATAGTGTAACTTTATACGATATAGCTGATGATCTCTCATGGAAGAAAAACTTGAATTATACGTTAAACCACTTTTCAGAAAGAATAAATATATATAGTAAAGAGAATTTTAATTACGAAATACATTCAGTAAGGATACCCGCCAATGTTCACAGAAAATAGTACACAATATCAATTCATAAGATTTAAAGATGGAAAAGAAGTGTTTGCGATGGTTAGAGAAGTAGATGATGTTGTAGAACTACATTTTCCTATGAATGTGCAGTTACAACCAGCTCAAACAGGTGGAGTACTTGTACACTTGGGTCCACATATTCCCTTTACAAAAGATGATTACATAACAGTTGATCATACGGCGATTCTTTATAGAACGAGTATATCAGATCAGTTCATTGATTTTTATGACGAGGCCTGTACAGCTTGGTTAGATATTAGAGATAATGAAAAAATAGAGATTAAATCATCAAAACAAGTATTCAAAGAACAACAAGAAACAATTCAAGAGTTAGTTAAAAAGAGATTTGATCAAGTAGATTTTCGTGACGAATTGGATCAAATGATAGAAGATTTTGAAGAAGAAAAGTTTAGAATTAGTCAAAATGAAGAAGGTCCTGACCCGGACGATACGATACATTAGTATATATATTCTTCCTTTCGACCGTATATACTTATTTTAACACGACAATGCTAATCTGTCAAGGAAAAAATGATAAAAAGATGAAATTAAATTTAAATTGGCAAAAGACCTTGACAAATCAAGAAAAGCTGGGATAATATATATATGGCTAGACAAAAAAGACAAACGAAAGCATCAGTTCATTATGTGAACAACAAAGAATTTACAGCAGCGATTATTGCTCACAATAAAGCCTGTGAAGAAGCATTAGACTCTGGTGAAGACAAACCTAGAGTTTCAGAATACATTGGAGAATGTATTTATAAGATAGCGACTAGACTTTCAACAAAACCGAATTTTATAAACTATTCATATCGTGATGAAATGATATGTGATGGTATTGAGAACTGTTTACAATATATAAACAATTTCAATGGTGAAAAATCACAGAACGCGTTCGCGTATGTGACACAAATAATCTACTTTGCTTTCTTGAGAAGAATTCATAAAGAGAAGAAACAAGCGGCGATTAAACAAAGAAGTATTACTCAAGCGGGATACTTATTCGACACCTTTGATACTATAGATGGTGATACAACAGGTATGACTAATACCTATGTCGATTTCTTACAAGATAATATGCGTGAGATAAATTACAAACCGCGTGGGTCTAAGAAAAAAGAAGACAAATAATATATTATGAAAATAGCTTTGCTAAACGATACCCATTGTGGTGTCAGGAACAACAATCAACAATTCGCTGAATACCAAGGAAGATTTTACAATGAAATCTTTTTTCCTTATTTAGATAAACATGATATCAAACAGATTATTCACTTAGGTGACTATTTTGATCGTAGGCGTGATGTAAACTTCTATTCTTTACATAAGAATCATGAACACTTCATAGAGCCCATGAACGAGAGAGGCATTACAATGGATTTGATCGTAGGTAATCATGACATCTATTTCAAATCAACGAACGCTCTAAACAGTCCTGACTTCTTACTACAGAACAAGGATATAAACATCTACACAGATCCAATAACAAAGAATTATGATGGATTAGACATTGTATTGTTACCTTGGATTAATGATGAAAATATAGAAGATGTTCAAGATTATTTAAGTTTGGCTGAGGCACCAATAGTTATGTCTCATTTAGAAATTAATGGCGGTATGATGCAGCCAGGTCACTTTCATGGTGGTGGTACTCCATCATCTTGGTTTAATAGATTTGAACAGGTCTATAGTGGTCATTTTCATCATAAGTCTACAATAGCTAATATAAGATATTTTGGATCACAAATGGAATTCACATGGAATGACTTTGGTGATGATAAACATTTTCATATATTAGATACAGAGACGCGAGAAATAGAAGCTATACGAAACCCTTTAAAAATGTTTCATAAAGTTTTCTATGATGATACTAATGAAACCTTAATGTCAATTAAGAAAATGAAGTTTGATCATCTAAAAAACGGGTTTGTGAAAGTAATAGTCACAAACAAAAATGAACCTTATTGGTTTGATATGTTTATTGAAAACATTATAAAAGCTCATCCTGCTGACTTAAAAGTCGTAGAGGATCACAGCAATTTAGATGTTTTGAATGAAGATGATTTTTCTGGTGAATCAGAAGATACATTAACAATTCTAACAAAACATATCGAATCATTAAATATTGACGGAGATAAAGAAAAACTTGATGGATTAATGAGATCATTATATACAGAAAGTTTAGATATATTAGTATGATAAAGATAATACAATTAACAACAGGTGAAATGATATTAGCCGATTTGAATGAAGAAAATTATGAGATAGATAATCCACTCTTTATTCATCAACAGGCTGTAGAAGGCCAAGGACCGAAGGTAAACTTGTATCCTTACAACATTTTGGGAACAGGTAATATAACACTTAATCCAGATTCGGTTGTTTGGACTGTAGACCCAGAACAACAACTATTGAATCAATATCAAAGTACTTTCAGCAGCATAATTACACCACCGAGTCCGAAAGTTACACCGATCAAATGATCAAGAAGCTTATGACTGTAAATCGTTCAGGTGTGATTTATAGTGGAGAATGGGAATGTGAAGGTCACAACTTACGATTCACAATAAAAGATAGCAACTCAGTCAAAGTTACCGATACACTAATTGGTGCTTTTGAGACAAACTCATCATCTAAACTAATGACTTTAGACGATGCAATTCAATTACAAGAAAAATATATAAGTTTAGGATATGATAAAGTTTCATAAAGTAAGATACAAAAATTTTCTATCAACAGGTGATACATTCACCGAGATAGATTTATCAAGAAAGAAAACCTCATTAATAATCGGAGCTAACGGCTCGGGTAAATCAACATTACTTGATGCATTAACATTTGGATTATTTGGTCGTGCTTTCAGAAAGGTACCAAAGACAGCTCTAATCAATTCTATTAATCAGAAACATACAGTAGTAGAAGTGGAGTTCGCGATCGGTAGACAAAAATATAGAGTTATGAGAGCGATCAAACCCAATATGTTTGAGATATACTTGAATGGTAAGATGTTACATCAGGATGCGTCTGTAAGAGACTACCAAGCGATATTAGAACAACAAATACTAAGGTTGAACTATAAGACCTTTACTCAAGTTGTAGTCTTAGGAAGCTCCTCATTCACTCCTTTCATGCAGTTAAACACTATTGAAAGAAGAAATATTATTGAGGACATACTTGATATACAAATATTTACAGTAATGAACGATATTCTCAAACAGAGATACGCGACATTAAGACATCAATTAAACGAGATTAAGACAAATATCAAGATCGGTGAATCAAAGATTCAGAGTCAAGAAGATTCTATGAGAAGGCTTGAAGAAAATCGTGATGAAATGATTGACAAGTTTAGAACTGATATTGAAACTCACGAATCTTTAAATGATGATTGTGGTGAAGCTATACGAATCTTTTTAGAACAAGTAACTAATCATCAAGCTAAAATTAAAGATGAAGACGAGATTAGAACATCATTACAAAAGATGTTGAGTGATGAAAGACATTTCGAAACTCAAAAAAGAAAATTTATTAAAGAATTAGAATTTTATGAAAAGAATGACGAGTGTCCAACTTGTAAACAAGACATAGAGACAGAACATAAAGAACATATATGTACAGATACAGGTAAGTCTATAGTTGATATTGATAAAAAGTTATCAGAAAGAAGCGCTACTATAATAGAAATCAACGGAAAACTCGGAGAAATAAGTAAAGTTCAACAAAAAATTAGCGGATTACAATATGAAATTCAACAAGAACAGGTTAAACTGAACGCGAACGAAACTTATATCAGGAAACTAGAATCAAAGATTACAGATTTAGAAGATCAAGAACATACAGAGGAAGATACAGTTAAACTTGAGAAGTACAAAAAGGCTTATCAACAGTTAGAAAGTATGGAAAAAACCCATATTGATACAAGACATTATTATGATCTAGCTGAACTTCTACTTAAAGATAGTGGTATAAAAACCAAGATTATACGACAATATTTGCCGATTATGAATAAGCTAATTAATAAATACTTAGCGAGTATGGAATTTTTTGTTCAGTTTGAATTAGACGAACATTTCAACGAACAAATCAAGTCTAGATATAGAGACGCATTTACTTACAGTTCATTTAGTGAAGGTGAGAAAATGAGGATTGATTTAGCTTTGTTGTTTACATGGAGAAGTATAGCCAAGTTAAAGAATTCTGTAAATACTAATCTATTAATACTAGATGAAGTGTTTGATAGTTCATTAGATGAAGGTGGAACAGATGAGTTCTTGAAGATATTACAAACATTAGGTGATGATACGAACACATTCATAATTTCACACAAAGGGGATAGTATGAATGAGAAGTTTAATAATATAATAGAGTTTGAAAAGACACAAAATTTTTCGAGTATAAAATGATAGTAAAAGACGATAAAACACTAAGAACAAAGATAAAAGAAACTTGGTCATTCGAGAATCCACCGATAGATACAGATAAGTTCAAAGATGAACTTATTGAAGCTATGTGGAATCATTCAGGACTAGGTGTTTCTGCCAATCAGATCGGGTATTCGTATAGAGTATTCGCCATGAGAGGTGAAACTAAAAAAGATAGTGTTATTTGTTTCAATCCTGAGATCAAAGATTTTAGTCCTGAAATGAATACAATGGAAGAAGGTTGTCTTTCATTACCAGATGTGTTTGCTAAAGTAGTAAGACCAGAGCATGTAGCTATATCTTACCACAATAGTGATGGTGAGGTTGAAGGCCAACTAGCTAGCGGACTCACTGCTAGAGTATTTCAACACGAATTAGATCACTTGGACGGAATACTGTTCATTGATCGAGTAGGAAAATTTACTAGGGATAGAGCATTCGATAAAGCTCGTAAGATACAGAAATTTAGAGCTCGAGGAAAACCAAAGTACCAATCTAGTACGAGGTTCGCGTTATGAGATGGTTAGATAATTTAATTTCAAAAAGAGCGGGTAAAGATACAGAAGAAGAAATCTACAAAGCTCGCTGGGTATGGTATCATACTATTCTCGCAGTTGAAATTATGTTTACTAATATATTATTGATAGCTATTTTAGTAGCTACTTTGTTGAAATGAAACTTCATCATGAATTAAAAAAGTCTAATAACGCTTATCTTTCAGATTGTATTCGAGAATACGATAGTATTATACCAAAAGTACTTTGTGACGAACTGATAGAATTCTTTGAATCTAGTTTAACTTTTGATACCGATCTTCCACACAAACAATGTAGAGAGATGCAGTTAGTAGGTGATCCGAGACCAGAAGCTGTACAGTATAAAAATATTTTATTCGATTATCTTTATCCATTAGGAATCAGATATGAAGATGAAGTCAATCAAGAATGTAATGAAGGCTATCCAGTCATTGGTCCTACATTTACTGAACACTTTAATACAGGCTTTAGATCATTACAAATTCAAAAATACACACCCAATGATAAAGGATATCCTACAGTTCATGTAGAACAAGGTCCAGATCATATAAAGAAGTACTTAGCCGCTATTATATATCTCAATGAGGTAGATGGTGGAGAAACAGTATTTCCAATGGGTGGAACTGCGATATCACCTTCCACAGGTAATGTTGTCATTTGGCCGTCAGGATTTCCTTTCTGGCATTGTGGAAACAAATCTAAATCAGACAAGTATATTCTTACTACCTGGTTTGAATTTATCTAAAAAAAATTCCCGTCACAGTATACACAATTAGTACCCGCGGTATCAACTTGAATCCGCATGTACACTTTTGTTATAATATATACATGATAAAGAAAAAGCTTCGAAGACTGGAAATATGGTTTTATAACTCACCTGCTATGAATCTTCTGACTCCGATCGTGATATTCGGATCAGCTGCACAACTCTTAGCTTGGACGGCTTCATAACAATAATGATACTTGAAACCGCGGGTACGAAAATGTTATACTATGTATATAGGATGAAAAATAGAGAGAAATGTTAAATATTCAAATAAAATCAAATAAAGATGTTTTAGCTAGGTTAATGGCTACTGAAAATCTTAATGTTATTCACAAATCAGTTCCGACAGCGTATTTTGATGTAAAATCAAGGACATTATGTTGTCCGATTCTTAAAGAAGAATTGAGTCCTGAACTTACTGATCTATTTATGGGACATGAAGTAGGACACGCTCTTAACACTCCAGCTGAAGGTTGGCATGATGCTGTTTCTGAAAAAGGAATGACTTTCAAAGGATATCTAAATGTTATTGAAGATATCAGAATTGAGAAAAAAATTAAAGACAAATATCCAGGTTTAAGGAGATCATTCTTCACAGGATATAACGAATTAGGTCAAAGAGATTTCTTTGGTTTAAACGAAAGAAAACAAGATATAAATGACTTAGGTTTTATTGATAGAATCAATATTCACTATAAATTAGGAGCTCAAGCTCAGGTTAAATTTTCTGATGAAGAAATGGTTTATATTAAAAGATGTGATTCATTAGAGACATTCGAAGAAGTGATGGAATTAGCTATCGAACTTTTCGAAACTAAACAAGAAGAAACTCAAACAATGTTAGATGGATTAACAGATGAAGAATTAAAAGAATTAATGGATGATATGGATATCGAACAAGAAGGTACAGGTTCCATGACTGTAGAAACTGAAAAATCAGATGAAGATTCAGACCAAGAAGGTTCTGACGCGAAAGCTGAATCAGATGAAGATTCTGAGGAATCAGATGAAGATTCAAAATCTGATGAAACTGATGGTTCAGGTAACGGAGATCAAGAAGAAGATTCAGACAAAAAAGGTGGAAAATCTCCAGAAGAACAACTTAAAGACAAAATGAATAAATCTGAGACTGACGAATCATTCAGAGAAAAAGAAGGATCACTTCTTAAAAATGAAGACTCTTATTATAATGAGCCAACTTTTTATGATCTTCCTGGTAAAATAAAATATAGTAAATACATAATAAGTTATAAAACGATTCAAGAACAACTTGATGGAGAGTTTAATAGAGAATATATTAAAAAATATGTTAAAACTTTTACTGATAATAATAAAAAAATTGTTAATTACATGGTCAAAGAATTTGAAATGAAGAAAGCCGCGGCCGCGTATAACAGAAGTCATGGAGCCAAATCAGGTGAACTGAATATGGACAAATTGGCTTTATATAAACTTAAAGATGATATTTTCAATAGAGTTCAAATAACTCCTGAAGGGAAAAATCATGGAGTTGTAATGGCTGTTGACTGGTCTGGATCCATGAGTGGAACAGTCGGATCAACTGTAGAACAAGCTGCGTTGTTAGCGATGTTCTGTAAAAGAATTAATATACCTTTTAGAGTGTTTGCATTCTCAGATAGTTATAACACGGGTATTAGAGGACAACTTCCTGATTATATTCTTAAAGAGGATAATGGAGACAAAAGAAGAAAACTTCAAAGAGACTGGATGCAAGATAGAATGTTCGGAAAACCAACAAAAACTCCACAAGACTTTGAAACTTGGAGTCTAGGTAGTGTGGCTCTCTTAGAAATGTTATCAGACAAAATGTCAAATTCAGATTTTATAAAGGCTTTAGAAAATTGGTTTCAAATAGCCCACAGCACAGATAATCCTTACAAGTGTTATGATAATTATAAAAGAAATTGGAAATATGATCAAGATTATTATGTTACTGATGGATTTCATCTTGGTGGTACACCTCTCGATCATACAATAGTGATCATGAGAGATTATTTAACAGAGTTTAAAGCTCAGTACGGTATCGACATAATGAGTTTCATAGCATTAACAGACGGTTCTAGTCACTCAGTATTTCAAAGAGGAAATGCTGAATTAGTTGATAGAAAATTTAATAAGACTGTCATATTTAAAGGAAACAATACATCAACATTATTAAAATGGCTAAAAGAAACAGCCGGAGTTAGAACTATCGGGTTCTACTTATCAAATGCGAAAGGAAACGGTTTCAAATATGATGCCTCTTCATTCTCAGGAACTAAAATGGATACTTGGACTGATGAATTTGAAAAAAAGAGAAAAGAATTTACAAAAATCTCCACATCTTTTGATGATGGACATTATGATCTAAGTATCATTATTAACCAGAAGAAACTTGACATCAATTATGATGAAGATGTACTTCAAGTTCAAGATGATGCTACTAAAGGTCAATTAAAGAATGCTTTAGTTAAAGCAGGTAATAACAAGATGAAACAAAGAGTGATACTAAATCAATTTGTTCAACAAATGGCAGTATGAAAATTAATACTTGTAACCGCAGGTACGAAAATGTTATACTATGTATATAATGAGAAATAAGCGAGAAAATATGATTAAAATTACAAAACAACACGAAAAATTCATTGACGCGGCTTCGGAAGTTTATCCGGGTCAGTCTGAATTTTCAACTTCACAAATCAGGAATGTGATCAAAGAGACAAATTGTCCTTTTCCTTCTTGGTTGACGAAACCTGACTTCAGAGTAGGTCATGGAACATATTCACTTGAAATGGCGGGAGTCGCTGTTCAAAATAATGTGGTTGATCTTCCAGTAGGAGTGACAACAATCGGAGCCCCAAATATCATAAATGATATTACAGTGGTTCCTGAAATAATAAACGAATTTGTCCCATTCGGACATTTTAGAGATTTAAAAACAATCTTGACTACAGAATTGTTCTTTCCAGTTTTTATAACTGGTTTATCAGGAAATGGTAAAACAATGATGGTAGAACAAGTTTGTGCCAAACTGAACAGAGAATGTTACAGAGTTAATGTGACAATCGAAACTGATGAAGATGATCTAATCGGATCAAATACTTTGGTTGATGGAAACATTGTTTTCAGAGAAGGTCCAGTTCTCAAAGCTATGAGAAAAGGAGCCGTTCTTCTGATTGACGAAATTGATTTAGCGTCTAACAAAATTATGTGTCTTCAATCAATACTTGAAGGTAAAGGTTATCTTAACAAAAAGACTGGTGAGTATGTTTCACCGGCTGATGGATTTACAGTAATCGCGACAGCGAATACAAAAGGTAAAGGTTCAGATGATGGAAGATTCATCGGAACTAATGTTTTAAACGAAGCTTTCTTAGAAAGATTCTCAATTACAATGGAACAAGAATATCCTTCTAACGCTATCGAGAAAAAAATTCTTATCAAAGAATTTGATAAACTTGAAGTTGAAGGTCAAGAAGACTTCGCGACTAACTTAGTCACTTGGGCTGATGTAATCAGAAAAAGTTTTTATGAAGGAGCGATTGATGAATTGATTTCAACAAGAAGACTAGTTCACATAGCACAAGCTTTCAAAATGTTTAACAACAAAATGAAATCTATTGAAATGTGTGTTTCAAGATTCGATTCTGAAACGAAAGCTACTTTCATGGACCTCTACACTAAAGTAGATGCTGAGCCAGTAGTTGAATATGTTGATCCATACGAAACAGAAGAAGAAAATAATCTTAAAGAATCAGAAGAATTAGCTTCAAAAGATTATGATACTCCAGACGAAGGAGAAGACTTATTTTAAATTTCTCGCGTCTCCCTTTCTTTAGTCTATTCTTGACGGGAAAGGTGAGGCCTTTTGAAATTTACTGTGACGCGAAATAATTATGATATTTAGATTAAAAACACTATACAAAAGGGACTCTAATAAAAAGATTAGAGAATACAACATTGAATGGACAGGACACGGAGTAATGGCTCCTGGATTTAGAACAGTCGCTGGGATTCAAGGTGGTAAAATGGTAACTTCTGAATGGAAACTTACAGAAGGTAAAAACATTGGAAAAGTCAATGAGACTTCTCCATCAGAACAAGCTGAAAAAGAAGCTATAGCTAAGTGGGAAAAGAAAGAAGAAAAAGAATATTTTGAATATGAATCAGAAGTTGATTCTTACGACAAGTTCAAACCTATGTTAGCTCACGATTATACAAAGAGACCACAAGATACAGGTTTCAGTCAACCAAAGTTAGATGGTATTAGATGTATCGCTACTAAAGAGGGATTGTTTACAC